GGATGTGCCAGATGCCGTGCCTGGTGCAGACCCCTCACACGCATTCTTTGCTGAAGGGCAGAGAACTGTCGTGCGGGAAATAATTGCACGGATCAATCAGGCGAGGAATTTATGACAGACCAAACAGTCGAGCCCGGTTCTACCGGCCTACTCGACAGCGTAAACGTCGAAGACCCAAACACCCCAGGACAGAAGCAGGCAGTCGAGATTGACCACCGGCCACCTGATCCCACCAAAGCGGCGGCAGAAGATCCGCTCGAACGGCCAGACTATTGGCCAGAAAACTTCTGGAACAAAGACAACAACGAGCCCGACCTAGAAGGCATTGCCAAGTCATGGCGCGATCTGCGTGCCAAAATCAGCAAGGGTGCGCACAATGCTCCGGCTGATGGCAAGTATGACCTGACTGCATTCGGCGGCGAAGAGTCTGCTGACAATCCAATTGCTGGCACGCTGGCAACCTGGGCAAAAGAGAATGGCTTATCCCAGGCACAGTTTGATGATCTGGCAACATCCCTGCGCAGCCAGGCACAGGAGATGATGGCCGGTGAGATGGTTGACCCAGCCGAGGAAATGAAGAAACTTGGCCCAAATGCCGGAGCTGTAGTCAATGGCATGGTCGATTGGGCGCGTGGCCTAGTTGCCAAGGGTGTCTGGTCTAAGGATGACTTCGACGAATTCAAGGTCATGGGTGGTACAGCCAGAGGCTTGAATGCTTTGATGAAGATCCGCGAGGCTTACGAGGGTCGCATCCCAATTGAGTCTGCACCGCTTGATGGCGCACCCAGCAAGGATGAGCTGTATGCGATGGTGGCCGATCCCAAATACAATAGCGATCCAGCCTACCGTCAGAAGGTAGAACGGATGTTTAGAACCTACGTCAAAGACTAATCCCCGCAGCCGCGACTTTTCCCCAGCCTAACCGCTGGGGTTTTTTTATTGCATTTTTCCCAAAAGCAAATACAATTGTGGCAAGGCCCACCGGTTTACCGACCCTGACTCATGGCGAGATGCCATCGACCGGCTGACGTAATCAGCAAGCAAGGCCCGCATCTGCGGCTCACCGACGCGCAAAACCCTTTACTTAATTAAATGAGGTCAACATGGCTATCTCTTTGAGCAATGCCTTTGTGACACTATTTGATGCTGAGGTGAAACAAGCCTACCAGGGCAAAGCAATGCTGGTGGGCGCTGTGCGTCAGCGTCGTGGTGTCGAAGGCTCTACCGTAAGATTCCCTAAAGTCGGTCGTGGCGTGGCAACTGCCCGTGTAACACAGACTGATGTAACCCCGATGAATGTCGGCTTTTCGACCGTTACCTGCACACTGGGTGATTGGAACGCTGCCGAATACTCGGACATCTTTTCGCAACAGAAAGTTAACTTTGACGAGCGTGCAGAACTGGCGCAAGTCGTTGGCGCTGCAATCGGTCGCCGCCAGGATCAGATGATCCTCGACGCGCTGAATGCTGCAACCAGCACTGGCACCGTGGCAAACTCAATTGGTGGCACAAACACCAACATGAACATTGCCAAGCTGCGCGAAGCTGCAAAGATCTTGAACACCAAGAACGTGCCTGCTGATGGTCGTAACATCATCATCCACGCCAACTCGCTGGCTTCGATGCTCGAGCAGACTTCGGTCACCAGCTCGGACTTCAACACCGTCAAGGCGTTGGTACAAGGCGAGATCAACCAGTTCATGGGCTTTACATTCCATGTTCTGGGTGACCGCACTGAAGGTGGTTTGCCAATCGATGGTTCGTCGGATCGTACCCTGTACGCATTCCACAAAGACGCTATCGGCTACGCAGAAGGTATCGCTCCTCGCACCGAGATCAATTACATCCCTGAGAAAACGAGCTGGCTGGTTAACGCTCTGTTCTCGGCTGGTGCAATTGCTATCGATTCCGAGGGTATCGTCAAAATCACTGCCCGCGACACTGCGGCTGCAGCTTAATAGGAGGCTGAATCATGGCTTATGATGCAGCAGGCTTTACTGCCTACAGTGCCTCCAAGCGAGGCAATGCACCGTCGATGTACGGCTACAAAACAGCCGACGCAATCGCGGATGTTAATACCAGCGGCTACTTCAACTCGCTATCCGGCTTGTTGGAAGTGGGCGACGTTATCCACTGCGTAACTTCGACCGGCTCGACCGCCGTCGTTACCTTGGTGTACGTTGTCTCGAATGCTTCTGGCGTTGTGGACGTAACTGACGGCACCACGCTGTCGGCTACTGACGGCGACTAAGCAGTCGTTATGTAGCATCAAGGGCTGGTTTCTGCGAGAGGCCAGCCCTTTCTTACATTAAGAGGTTGCGATGGCAGCAGGCGACACAGGTGTTTCAATTTGTTCTGACGCGCTGATTCTGCTGGGCGCGAAGGCGATCTCATCTTTTAACGATGGCACCGACGAAAGCTCTGTCTGTGATCGTCTGTATCCAGACATTCGTGATTCGACCCTAATGATGTATCCGTGGTCGTTCTCAATGAAGAAGATTGCGCTGTCTCGGCTGATCACTACGCCGACAAGTTTCTGGAAATACGAGTATCTGTTACCAGGCGACCGGTTAGGCAATCCGCACGCTGTGCGTGATTCTGCTGCAATTGGTAACTTTCTCAGCGTCGATTGGGAAATCCAGGGCGACAAACTGCTGACCAATCTGGAAGCAGTCTATATCGACTACCAATTCCAAACCCCTGAATTTGCGATGCCACAGTATTTCGTGCAATTGCTGAAATACATGGTGGCCTGGCACATTGCGGAGCCAATTACCGAGCAAGGCGACAAGGCATTGCGCTGGCGGCAGATTGCTGTGGGTGATCCGGCAGAGAATGGTCGCGGTGGCTATGCCCGGCAGGCGATGGTTATTGATGGCAAGAACCAGCCAGTGCGTGTGATTGAGGATTACACACTTGTTGCGGTGAGGAACTAATGCCCCGCTTCGTTGACTTCACGACAAACTTCAGCACGGGTGAACTCGACCCGCTGCTGCGTGCGCGTGTTGATCTGCAGCAGTACGGCAACGCGCTGGCCAAGGCGACCAACGTCCTGATCCAGCCACAAGGTGGCCTGCGTCGCCGCCCTGGCACAAAGCACATCCTTGAGCTGCCCAATAGCAGCACCCCATCAGCAGGCAACGGTGTGCGCTTGGTTCCGTTTCAGTTTTCGGTGGATGACAGCTATATGCTGTGCTTCACCCACAATCGTATGTACGTCATCAAGAATGGTGTCGTGCAGGCCAACATCAATGGAAGTGGCAACAGTTACCTGACCACCACCATTGGCTCGAGCATTGTTGACGATATGTGCTGGACGCAGTCGGCTGACACGCTGATCGTCGTGCATCCAGACCTGCAGCCGGTACAGATCCAGCGTACTAGCGACACAGCCTGGACGGCCACCACGGTCACGTTTGACAGCATTCCGAAATACGCATTCAACATCCAATTCGATACGAACATTGGTTCGACGCTAACCCCGTCTGCGGTGTCTGGCAACATCACGCTAACAGCATCAGCGACAAACCATGACACCGGCGCAGCCCAGGCTGGCACCAGCACCACCATCACGCTGAAATCAACAGCCAGTGCCACCGATGACATCTACAACGGTATGTATGTCACCATTACCGGCGGCACCGGAGCTGGGCAAGTGCGCATCATTCAAGACTATGTCGGCAGCACCAAGGTGGCGACCGTTGATGATCCATTCACCACAGTACCAACCAGTGCCAGCAACTATCAAATAACCACTTGGACAACCGAATCTGTCAACCAGTACATCAATGCCAGCCCACAGGGTCGCGCTCGGATTACTCGGTATGTATCGTCTACTGTGGTCGAAGCGGTTACTGAATATCCATTCTTTAACACCACGGTCATTGATGCTGGGCGCTGGGAGCTTGAGCATAACTATGAGGATGTGTGGTCAAGCACTCGAGGCTGGCCACGGTCGGTGACTTTCCACGAAGGTCGGTTGTATTTCGGTGGGAGTAAGTCGCGGCCATCCACAGTGTGGGGCAGCAAGATCGGGCTATTCTTTGACTTTGTGCCATTTGAATCGCTGGATGATGACGCGGTTGAGGCGACGCTAGACACCAACGAGCTGAACGTCATCACCGACATTATCAGCTCGAGAGACTTTCAGGTATTTACTACCGGTGGCGAATTCTTTGTGCCGCAGCAGGGTACTGAGCCAATCACACCGCTGACCTTCACCTTCAAGAACGTCAGCCGAAATGGCATTAAGCCTGGCACTAGGGTACAGTCTGTTGAGTCTGGATCGGTCTACATCCAGCGCCAGGGCAAGTCGTTGAACGAGTTTCTGTTTAGCGACACACAGCTCACCTACATCACGCAACGGATCTCGCTGCTGTCTGGCCACCTGCTGAAGGGGCCACAGCGGATTGCTTTGCGTCGCGCATCTAGTACAGAAGAGGCCGATCTGTTGCTGATGACCAACAGCAATGATGGCAGCATGGCAGTCTTTTCGATTATGCGTAGCCAGCAGATCACCTCGCCATCTGAGTACACCACCGATGGTGAATTCATTGATGTGGGCGTGGATGTGACGCAGATCTACTGCGTGGCCAAGCGGGTATTTAATGGCACAACAAGGTACTTTGTTGAGCGCTTCCAGGATGATCTGTATACAGATTGCGCATTTGTGGGCGGTGCTGCTGCCAGCGCATCTGGCCTGCCGCACATTGGCAAGGCGTTGGATGTAATCACGGACGGGGTTCCGCAGTCGGATGAGACTGTCAGCGGTGGCGGCTCGGTGACATTTGACCGGGCATCGACCGTCAGCTACGAGGTTGGTCTGCCGATCACGGTCTACGTCAAGACTATGCCTGTCGAGATTAAGCTGCAGACCGGCAGCCGGGTATCGTTCAAGAAGCGCATTGTTGAGATTGCTGCGGTACTGGAGGAGACACAAAACATTGTGATCAACAATCAGCCGGTGGCGTTTAGGCTGTTGGACAATCCGCTACTGGATGATCCAGAGCCAACCTTTACCGGCATCAAGCGGGTCAATGGCGTGCTGGGTTATAGCCGAGAGCAGTCGATTGAGGTGTCGCAGAACTTGCCATTGAAAATGAACTTACTAGGCCTTGACTACCGCGTGGCCGTTTACTCGGGAACATAGACATGGCTGACCCATCACAAATAGTCGCCGGTGCAGGTTTAATCGCATCGTATGGTGCGGCACAAGCGCAAGAAGCTGCAGGCATCCAGCAGCAAACCGGCTACCTACTGCAGGCACGCGACAACCTGACGGTTGCTGAAGTGCGTGCCGATATGTCGGATCAGTATGCTCAGATCCAAGCTGGCCGGATGCTGAAGAAGGCTGAGATTGAAGCTCGTAATTATCAGATTGCTGGCAATACCTTGTTGCGAAATGCGCGTGTCACCAATGCTGCATTAAGGGCTAGAGCTGCTGCCAGCGGTGTAGCGTTTGGTGAGGGCAGTACTGCAGCGGTTCAGCTTGAGAATACTCGCAGCGTTTTGTTTGATGTCAATATTGCAGAACTTAATGCTTTGACAGCTCAAGCGCTTGGCTATGAAGATGCAGCTGCAATGATTCAGTCAACCGACTAC